CAGCTTCTCGTTGGCGACGGCCAACTCTGCTTCCGCTGCCTTAGCTTCAGCGCCTGTGGTGTTGCGGAACTTCGACATTGCTTCGAGTGCTTGAGCCTCTGCCTTGGCAATGTTGTCCTGCGGACGACCGTACTTGTCGTACGCGTCGGGGCGCTCAAGTTGGCGGATAAGCTCTGTGCGCTGGTTGTTGTCTATCTCACCACGCTCACGCGCAGCATCAATCTCAGCAGTAAGTTCCTGCATCATAGACGTAGCTATGGTGGGTTTTGTCGAGTCCGCCTCTATCTCTTCGGGAGCCATAGGGGGAGTGGTGTACGGGTCAAGGGCTGCAGCCTGTGTTTCCAAGTCCTTTAGGCTATCCGTAGCTGCAAACAGCTCACCATCTGGGCCAACAATCCTGTAAGGCTTAGGGCTAGTCTCATCAACCTGCACGCTATAAGCTACGTTCGCAGGGTTAGTACGACGTAGAGCGTCCTCAATGTTCTTTACGAACTGGGCCTTGTACTGCTCGTCTTTCGCTGCGCGCTCCTGCTGCAGCCTATCGAACTCGTCGGCACGTGCTTGGTTTTCCGCTTCGCGCTCTTCCTGTGTAAGCGCCCCTTGCTCCAGCTTGCGCTGCTGGATTTCCTCAAACTTGTCGAGGCGATTTTCTTCCTGTGTAGGCAGTGCGCCAAACAGGTTTTCTTGCCCTGCAGCTTCTACCGTGCTCGCACTGGGTGGACGACCACGTGAATATACAATACCCCTAGGTGACTTAGCCGCTGCGTTTAGACGACCAACGGCTTCCGCTTCATCAATCCCATATTGGTCAGCAAATGCACGGATGGCATCGTCATTTTGTAGGGTCTCAGTAGCAAATGCAGGTGTAATAGTGGGTGCAGTAGAACGCGCAGGTGCAGTGGGGGGCGCTTGAGTAGCCCGACTATTTACATCTTTTAAGCCTGTTACAGCGTCTTTGTTGACCACAACATGCTCTGTGCGGCCACGCACATCTTTACCTACGACTACGTCAATACCACGAGCGCGATACTCCTCAATCTTTTGAGGACTAATACGGCTAATATCGTTTTCAATAGTCTCCACAACTGCATCGGGGCGCAGCTGGACCTCATACACGGTGTTACCCTCACCTGCCATATTAGCGTAAACAGCAGCTTCATCTGGGTTTGTAGTGGCGTAGAAACCGCCGTAGACGCGGCCCTTCTTACCTTGCTTAGTAGCTCCGGGTTCGCGGACAATCTCTACGTCATCTATGGTTAAACCTTTACGGCCTCCATGATACAGCTTGGGCCCAGTATCCACAGCTTCGGCCTCACGCATGCGCTGCATGGCGGCTTCTTCTTCGGCGTCAACCGGAGGCAGTGTAGAAAGGTCAGGACCTCCGCCAATATCAGCATCTACCTGTGCCAGCCGTTCGGCACGTGCCTTTTCAAGCTCTGCAGCCTGTTCAGCAATAGCGGCTTTCGACGAACGCAGCTTTTCGACGATTTGGTCAGCGACTTCTTGTGAAAATCCACGCTGCACGAACCTTGCTGTTGCTTCGTTTATAACCTCTTCAGTCGGCTCTTCGGGCATCGCGTCGAGTTCTTGAGCGACTTCGTCCGTGAGCATCTCACGGTTTTCCGCACGCGCTCCACGCGCACCCCCATAGCCACCTAGGAATAGGGACGCGATACCTTCAGACGCAGCCTGACCAGCTACGCCCTTCCACGTATCTACATCGAAGCCTTCACGCTGCAGCGCTAGGTTTTGAGCCAACCTTTCTTGGCCACCCTGTACAGTTTCCGGTACAGCTTCTACCACCGCACCTTGGGCGACACCGCCCAGCATACTGCGCCTTGCTCCGACCCCTACGGCCCCGGCAGCTTCACGTTCAGCCGCTTCTGCAGCAATGCGCGCAGCTGTGTTCCTACCTAAACTACGTGCAAACTGTGCAGAGAAACCAGTAGCCGAAGCAAGCGCACCTACTACGCTACCTATTGCCGTCTGGTCCATGTTCTTGCCGCCATACTCCTGCGCTTTATCAGCGGCAGCTGCAGCATCTTTTTCAGACGCACCGTTCTTTACGAACTCGTCATATACTACATCATATATAGCGCCTTTAACTGTACCTGCACCTGACACAGCGCCAAGCCCGGCCATAGTGGCTATAGGCACAACTCCGGTACCTCCAGTAGCGGCACCCGCTGCGATGAATGGTATAGCAGAACCTGCTACGCTAGCGATGTTTTCCAAAGGTGCGTAAGTGAACGCACGAGCAGCCGCCTTTACTTCTTCCCACACGCCCTTGCCTTCGGCGTCCTTCTGGATTTTACGGGCAATCTCTGCATCTTCACGAGACCCAGCAGATTTCAAAGCGGCGGCGGCTTTAGCCACGTAGTCAGCGGCATCAGACACAGCATTATCGGCACCGAAAGCATCTGAGATTGACTTGACGGTACCGCTTAGACCTTCGGCCACGCTTAAGGGTATGTCTGCGATAGGCGCAATCAATCCGCCTACTAGCGGGATATTTTCAATGGCGCTCGGCTTCTGCTGGGGCGTGGTAAGCCTGTTAAGGTCAAACCCGTTCTTCGCTAGCTTAGCATTCAGCTGTGCCTTGGTAATCCCTGCAGGTACGTTTCTTATAATTGTACCATTGGGCATGCGAACGTCGGGCATAGGTAGACCTTACTTCATTGTGCTGTAGTCGTACTGTTCTACGCTTTTCTGGCCAGCAGTGCCACCTGTTTCTTCATCGCCAAATAGCCCTCCGCTGTCACTACCCTTATACCTAGCTCCAAGATACTCCTTAGCAGCTTCTTTAAGTGGTCCGCCTTGGAGGAACATCTGGAACACCATCTGGTCAACGTCAAGACCCTTGCTCTTGGCAGCTTCGATTTCGGCTTTGAGCTGGTCACGTTGCAGTTGGAGTGCCTCTTTTTTGTACGCAATGTCTGCCTCACGCGATGCAATACCTTCAGCAAGGCTTGCAGATTTGACGTTAAGGTCAACACCCATACCCATAACTTCCATCTTCTCTTTGCGGCTGAGATTGGAAATCGCAGTGAGTTCGCGCTGCATATCGCGTACACGCTTTTTGTCTTCGTCTAGACTTTCTGCAATGTCGGAGGCACCAGCACCGAGGGTTTCAGCCAAACCGCCTAAAAGGCTCTTGTCTTTTGCACCAGCAAGACGCGCTCCGAGCTTACCTAAACCTTCAAAGAACGCATCTTTTTTAGCTTGTGCACGGCTCTCGGGAGAGAGCTGTTCTTTTAGGCTTTCGCTGTACTCGCGCTGCTCTTCGGACTCCTCTGGCATCATGCCACTAAGCATGGCAATAGTATCCTGTAGGTTCGTAGGCATGCCGTAGAGAGTCTTACCCCCTTGTCCAGCGCTTGTTAACTCTTTCGGATTTTTAAACTTACCGGAAGCGACTTGTGGCGCAATGCTCTTAAAGAACTCCATTGGGTCTATACGGTTACCCTCTGCGTCACGGGCACCAAAGTGCAGGTGATGACCTCCGTTTTTACCGCGTACACGACCGGTATTACCTGATAGACCTATAACTTCGCCCGCACCTACTTCCTGTCCCTCTGCGACGTTGAACTCTGCTAGGTGGGAATACGACGAGCGCGTACCATCAGGGTGTTCTACAATCACAAAGTTACCATTAATATTGTCGGTATCTGCCTTAATGACTTTACCCGGCGCTGGAGTCCCAATCGGAGTCCTATTACCCACTCCAAAATCCACCCCTTGATGCGCACCCGTGCTGCGCTTCACTCCGTACTTAGAAGTAACCGGAGACCTCATCCAATCCGTGGGGTCAACATCTCCGCCAGTGCCAAACGCAACCATGCCGCCACCTGCGTAGCCGTCACCGAAGCCGCCATTGCTTGGCTCATCGAACATACCATCGGGTAGCGGGACATCAGACAGACCACCACCAGCCATATATGGTGGGACCATACCGCCTTCTGCAAACTCACGCCTATAAGACGCTTGTACTGAGTCTGGTACAAACCCCCGAGACGCACCCGCACGGACACCGAGACGTCCACCAAGAAACGGCCTTTCAACCGCATATTCAGAACCGCCATCGAGCGTGTGCTCGGCGCGTAGGTCTGTTTTACCCTTCCGAAGGCGGAGAATTGCTTTAATAATGTCGGGGTCGAACATACGCCGCCCGGCACCCTCTAAGGTAAAATCAGCATCATCCCCCACGGGGACATCTATACCGTAACTACTACCTTTTTCGCTGGCATTAAAACGACCATGCACTTTTCCGCCACCGCCGAAAGCCGCTTCAGGGGCACCCATCTCTTGCGGTGGAGCCATTTCCTGTGGAGCCATTTCTTGGGGCGGCATAGCGTTCATAGGAGGCATAGCGTTCATAGGCGGCATAGCCGCAGCTTCTGGCGTAGCACCAAGCCCTGCAGGAGCACCCGTAGGTGGAGCTGGAGGGGCAAATACTTGCTCGGCTACCGTTTGTTGTGGCGCAGCCTCAGCTTGCGCAGCGGAACGCATGCGGTCAATAAACATACCTGCCAACGTGCCAGCGGTAGGGTCAAGAATACCCATCTGCATAGCTTCAGCAATCTTCTGCTTGTTGCCTCCATAGTCCTTAGCAATTTGCTCTGGGGACTGCATGCTGAATGGTTTGGTTTCCATCTTAAATTAACCCCGCCCGGTTAGCTGTGTTGTAGAGAGCAGCTGCGCCTAACCCGCCAGACATAAGCTGTGAACCTATCGAAGCGTTAGGAGAATACGTCGTAGACGCTGAGTTAAGACCTACAGGTACACCGCGAAGCAAGCTACTGTACTGCTGCATCTGCTCCATTGGATAGTCACGCTGACGCAAGAAGTCCTGATACTGCTGGTCAAGGCGTTGCTGGTTAAGCACCTGCTGCTGTGCCGCTGTAGAAGTCTGCTGGCCAAACCGTGCTTGGTCGGATTGTGACTGTGCCGAACCGATATTAGCAAGTGTCTGACCCATCTGACCGGCTTGTGCCAACCCTGCGAGTCCCTGCTGCGAACCAAACTGGCGGGACTGTTCCGCCATACGCTGCCTATCAAGGTCAGCCTGCTGGTTTGCCTGACGTGAGGCAAGGCTGGTTTGTTGGTTAGCTAGTGCAGCACGTAGTGCGTTCTCAGCGTTCATACCCTGTGCTTGGAACTGCTGCGCTTGGTTGTTGACCCGCGCTTGCTGTTCATTTGACAGGTTCGCCAGTGCAACCTGCAGCCCAGTCTGAGTGCCAAGTTGTTGTGTTTGTAGTGCAGCTTGTTGGTTCTGTGCGCCTGCTGTCATACCCGCTGCGCGGTCACGCTCGAACTGCTGCTGTGCATTCTCATACGCCGACTGCATACCACGGGCTTGGATATCGCCCATCTGCTGGCCTAAGTTACGCTCGCGCTCCATGGAAGCAAGAAGCTGGCGACTACCACCATAAGTGCCCTGACGAGCTGAACCGAGGTCCTGTGCAACCTGCCCACGCCGTGCACTTGTAACAGCTTCGCGCATCTGAGGTTCCAGCGCCTGCTGGATAAACGGCGACATATACTGCTGCGCCTGCTGACCGCCGAACATCTGCGGACCCTGCATCTGGAAATAGTTGAGGTTAGGGTTGTACCCTGATTGCGCCGCCTGCATGTTCTGCGCAGTTACACGGTCCGCCCGCACATTATCCAGCCCGCTAATCTGCTGCGAACTAAACTGGCCGGGGGTATACTGCCCTGCGGCGATTGAACGGTTTGCAACATCAGAAGCAATTCCGGTAGCAGTGCCGAACTGACCCGGCGTCTGCTGGTTTAGGATGTTATTTTGGACATCCCGCTGCCGCTGCGTAAAATCAGCAATACGCTCTTGGCCGTAAGGTTGGTAGTCCGTCGTTAGGTTCGCATTTGCACGCGTCATCAACCCTTCGAAATAGGGACGTGCGTACTCAGGCAAATTGCTCTGAGTAATGTTTTGAGTTGTCGGCTGACTGCTACCACCACCGCCCATATTACGCTCCTAATCCTGTATCTGCGACGGGTAACTCATATACCTGCCAAAGTGCTTTATATCCATCGTCTTTAAAAATCTTCGACCAGCCAACCCTACCAGAGGACTCTATTCGGTCGCAATCATTATCGTGTGCCCAGTGCTGCAGCATTTTAAGCATAGGGGCTTTCCACTCCATACCTTCATCGCCCGCGCAAAATACCATATCAAGACATAGCAGACGCGGATACTGTTTAAAGCAAGTAACTGTAATGCCTTTGACTTCTTCGCCTACAAATGCAATCCAAAGATGATGGTCATACTGCGTAATCGAGTCGAGGATGTCTTCAGGTTCGTACCGACCAAACGTATACTCCGCAGCTTTACTTAGGTGCGAAAATATCTTGGGCAGTACCTCACTTACATGTTCAGTAGGGATAAGCGTAACTTTCATTATCCAAGTCCATGGCGCAGTTTAGTGTCTTGACCGCGCTTCGCTTTCTTACGGGCTTTGTGTGCCTTGTTCATAAGCGAGTACAGTTTGTCGGCACCGCGCTTCGCGCTGCCCTTACCAATCCGCTTCACAGCGTCAGCGGGGATAATAGCTTCGTCACGTGCAACACGTGCAGGCTGGTCACGGCCTATGCGAGCACGGACACTATCACTTACACCATCGCCCGGACCTTCAACTGGACGGCCACCGATACGGCGAATAGCTTCAAGACCTGCGTTGCTGCTGCCGTTACCAAGTTCAGATACCGTGCGGGCATCGAGCACAAAGGCTCCATCAGACAACTCAACTTCACCGCCATCGGCATAACCCATGTCTTCTTCATACTGCGCAGGGCCGGTCATATAGGGGGTGAATATCTGGTTATAGCGGTTCTGGCCCTTCTTCGCATTAGGGTTCAGGACGTTTTGTAGTATGGGTGTACCACGCGCTGTGCTTGACCCCGGCTGAACAACTTGCCCCTGCACGTTATATACTTCAGGCATATATACGTCGAAGTAGCGCCGCTCTTTAGACGAGCTAAGAAGCTCATCGGTAGATGGCGCGAAAGTAGCTGTGCGCCGCTGCGCAGTGTAAGGGCCAGCATAAGAGTTATCTATTACGCCGTCGCCACCCATGTTACCCATCGAAGGTGTCGTTGCGCTGGAGATGTTATTTACAACGCCCATACCCTCCATCATAGGCGCAGCCCTAGAAATCATACCGGGAGTGCCAGCAGGTAGACCAGTACGGACCGCTTGGCCGAAGCGCGAACCTAAGCCGCCTGTGAACTGTGCGCCGCCACCCGGTAGTGCGGTAGCAGCGGCGGGATTAATTGGCCCAAGGGCATTAATGGTCACTGTAGGGTCTAGTGCCGCGCCAGCACTTACGGTCTGTACCCCACCAGTTGTAGCAGCGGAAGGCGCTGCTGTAGTTACACCCGGCACTGCGGAAGTCACGCCACTGGCAGCACCCGGCACAGCAGCACCAAGACCCATGTTAGCACCGAACATACCAGCTTTGTCGCTGAGCAGGCCGAAGGCATTACCACCCGCGAGCTTACCACCAACACCGGCCATACCAGCCATACCAGCACCACCGAAGGCACCGAGGCCAGCCATCAAGCCTTTCTTCAAGCTACCAGTGCGTGCGAACTGACCTGCGCCTACGATACCAGCAGCAAGTGGGGCACCGACGCCAGTAGCCGCTAGGGCTGCGCCAAGAATAGTTGGGAGTAGTTTACCAAGCCAGCCCGCTTCGGGAAGACCTGTTTCTGGGTTAATCGTAAGTGAGCCACCTGATGCCAGAGCCAGACCTTGGAGGCTGTTAACCTCGTCGGGTGTCATGTGGACAAGCATGGAGTCTTCGCCGCGACCCTGCGACTGCAGCTGCTGCGCCATCGGATTTTGGGTTACGTTGAGACCACTTTGCATAGGAAGACCGCCCGTAGTACCGGGTATAGGGGTGCCTAGCTGTGGGGTGTTACCCATAGGTGAAGCTGCGTTGTAGTCCATTATCCCTTATCCCTACGTCGAAGTTATCGTCTGCCACGCAGCGCCAGTGTATACACAAAGTTTTCCTAATGTGGTATCAAAAACTACCCACCCTGCTTCCGCTGCAAGCGCGTTCTTCTCTGCGGTAGTTACGTTCCGTGTAGCTGCAATCCCGTTGAACGTATCAGCTGTGTATTTCTGCGCGTTATTTGGTGTGTTCGAGTCAAGCTGCGAGAAGTAGTTCTCCAGTACGCGAATAACCTGCCGCATGTATTGCGGGTCGTAATGTGACGGCGGGTTAGGCAGAGGAGCAGCGCGGAACCTATCGAGTGCCATTAGCGTTTACCATCTGGACGAGCGTCCAAGCGCGGTGCGCCAAGCTGCCAGTTAACACCGAGAGTATCCGACTGGATTTTAAGCGCCATCTGACGTGCACGGGCACGGACAAATATCTGGTCTGTATACTGGTTTACCGACGTTTCTATTACGCGTTGTGTGTCGGCGGCGTCACCAGAGAAGTTAGACCCCGGAAAGTTGCGTGGGCGTATTTGTAGTGTGACTTCTGGGTTATCAGCTACCGAGCCACTGAAGTTAATGTCAGGCAGTATACGCCGAGTTAGCATGAATTGGTCGCCGTCCTCAAGGTCGAAGTCCGACGATTGGATATAGCTGTCCATAGGCAGTGCGTCGTCGTTAACACCAAACTCATGAATATACAGTACACCTGCGTCTGTGCCGCCCGGAGTGTTGGTAGCTTGCGGGTAGTTCCGCAGCGCGGTGTCGAGCCATGCAGTGCGGTCTATAGTGCCGTAATACCAGATGCGCTCAAGGTGGTTATAGACAACATAGGCATCGTTATAGTCGCTCTGCTCGGTTGGGTAGAACCACCATATCTCGTTCCAACGCTCGTTAGTACCGCACACCACTTGGTCTGCTTGGTTGATGTTGAAGTTGTTGAACACGTGGTTACGCAGTGAGCATGGCAGTGTCTCGACGCGGCCTGTGTAGGCATAGAACTTGTCTTGCCCCATCCAGTACGTAATGTTGGCAGCGGATGCCATGGCGCGGGGCGACATAATTGATATGTTATCCGCATACTCCTGAAGCCCGAACACATCTGTGGTGCCGAGAAACTGCAGGGTAAACAGGTGAGTGTCAGTCCACACAAGGATTTCCTGCCTAGTAGGCAGTGCCCGTACGATACGCGAGCCACGTGAAACCCGAAGGTCACCTGCAGTGTTAGTCTGTGTAGGAGTCCAGTCACCCGGCGTGTCTTGGTCGGCCCAGCGGATAAGCAGCGGGTCAAAGTCTGTTATGCTCGTAGACCCAAACGGCACCGCACCGAAGGCAATTAAGTGGCGGTCCTGCTGCGATACCAACAACTGCATAATCTGCGCGGGGACAGCATCGGGGTCAAACCCTTCATCATCAGCATAATCCGCTAGGCGGATAGCTGGCGTAGATAAAGCAGGGCCGGGGTCTTCCGTAGTGCCACGTACCCACCAGTAGCCTTCACCATCACGGATATTCATAACGAGGTCGTTGTCGAAGTTATCAAACCACCAGTCGCGCTGCGGCAAGAACACCGGAGTAACTGTACCTGTACCCCAATCACCGCGACCCCATGTACCGACGTTCCACCCGTAGCCGCCGACTGTTATTGCGTTACCGGGGCTAAGCTGAAAAGACAGAGTTATAGCCGTGCCGCCTGCGGCAGAAACAGTCGATGTAGCAGCCGTGCTAACTGTGTAGGTGAAGATAAAGTTGTTTACGCGGGTTATCTCGTAGGTGCCGTTAATCTCGGTAATGGGGATACCACCGATAGCGGATGGACTGCCTGAGCCGGTAACACCTGCAATAGTCACGTAGTCGCCAGTCTGCGCACCATGCGCAGTGGCTCCAAGGTTAACGGTAATCGTTCTGGTGGCGTTAGTCGTGTTTATGCAGTTGTTTGTAGCCGTGGTAGAAAGAACCGGCACATCATCGCGTAGTGGTGTGATGTCATAGAAGTTACCAGCAATCTCGATGTAGACTTTGACGTTAGTGCCCATGGCGAGCATATCATCGGAGTAAGTCGTAATCCAGTTCAACATCTGACGGCAATAGCCGACGAAGTCACTAGGGGCAGAACGCTGCCAGCCGCCAAGCTTCTCAGGGTAACCAGAACGGAACCTGATTTTGTCGCACTCAAACCAGCCACCCTCGTTCGAGTAATTGGTCTGGTCGCGGTTCACGCCGGGTTTAAACTGGAGCTTGATGAATGGCATTAGCTTTTTTCACTCAAGGCAAAGATTAGAAACTGCACTTTTGCATCTGTAGCTACAGTATCGCAAGTGCCATCTAGATTAAACACAGCAGGCACCTCAAAATAGGTGCCGTCCTCAAGCGTACCCTTGGCGTACCATTCAGCTTCGTTTGCCGGATAGAAGATTGTTATGCCCATACGACTGTCCTCGTAGCGCCAACAGTTGTGCCGAATACGGTGGGCGCACCAACAAATATCCACGACGTTGTTGACCCATTGTTAGTGTACGAGCCGTCAACGCGGTTTATTGTGGTTCCGCCAACAGTCAGTGTCTCCCAACCAGAATTAGGTGCGCTTCCTACCACCTGAAAAGCTAACCACGCTGGGGAACCAGAGCTATAAACGTCTTTAAGTTCTTGAACGGTTAAGCCGCTGTTTGCCCATGTCGTCGGTGTGATACTACCTTGGCCCGCCCCCTTACCGTAACTGCTAAAACCGCCAGCAGATGCAAACCCAACGGTTACCGTTGCGGTTCCGACGTATAGCGACCCTCCACTTCCCGCCAGTGCGCACATAATCCCGGTCATTAGCTGAGACCCGCGCCGCTGATTACCCATGTAGTAGAACCAACTTTGACGCACGTTGCTAGGCCATATTGGGCCAGAGTGCGTGAGCCTGTGCTCGCAGTCCCTGCCTGACGTAGTGTATCTGTCGTGATGCTAATTGTCTGGTTACTGCCGCTGTCGTTATATAGGGCGATGGCTGTGCCGATGGGGAAGGCTACCGAACCGTTAGCCGGAATAACCCAGCCACCGGTCGTGTTGGAAACCTGCTTGCCTGCATCAGACAACGCCAGCGTGTAAGCGCCGGTCCGGGCGTTCTGCGGTAGACCACGGAAGCCGGGAGCCGCTGCACCTATGGTACCTGCATCTAATACTGTCGTAGCAGTTAGGTTTGTGCTCGTGGCGTTCGTAGACGTCAGGTTCGTAAGCACCGCAGTTGTGGCGTTGATGTTCGTAGACGTCAGGTTCGTAGCTACTAAAGTTACAACTACCGCGTTAACCGAAGCAAAGTCCAAAGCGCCTAGGAATGGTGCGTAGGAAAGAGCACTAACGACATTAACACCATCGCTATATACCCAAGTCGCAGCACCTGCAGGCACGGTGATACCGGTACCCGCCGCAGTCTTAACAAGGATGCTGTCCGCGCAATCGTTCTGGATGATGTAGGGTTTCTCAATCGAAGGGACCACGAGGTTGCGAGTTGATCCGCCAGTTGTCCCCGTGCAGCGTAGACGTAAGTTACGCGCCGTCTGAGATGCGTTGGTATTGCTAAGAGTTAGCGTGACGTTGGCACTGGCAAAAGTAACATCAGCAGAACCGACGATAGCTTCTTCTAGTGCAGTGCCGAGGTTGACGTTAGTGACGTCACCCCATGAGGTGTTGTTCTCACCCGTTGCCATTAGCTGAATTTTAAGGTTGCTGTATGTACTTGGCATCTTCGTTCCTTATGTTGGGATTTGCACCCAAGTCACTGTGTTTCCGTCATTGACCTGCACCCATGTTCCCGTTTGGGCATCATCAACCGCCTGCCAGTTCGGTGTTTGCGTATCATTTATAGCAGACCAATTTGTATTTTGCGAGTCATTTACTGGTTGCCAATTAGGGTCTTGGTTATCATTAATGACACTCCAGATAAGAACGCTAGATACACTACCCGTTGTCTGTACACCAGTAACCAGAACTTTGGAACTGCCTACAACAGTTACGTTGCCCAACGACGTCGAAGCAGAAACTCCGGTGACGTTTACGGA